AGTGGTTGAAGGGTCTGTAAATATTAGCCCAATGGTGACACAATAATGACGATAACAGCGACAGTAGGTAGTTCAACTAATACATCTGCTACAGTTAGTGCTTCAAATAAAAGTAAAGTTGTGTCTATAACCTTGCCTGGCCCGAAAGGTGATTCAGGTACAATTGTTGCTGGTTCTGATTTAAATATAAGCGACTTAGCAGATATAAACACAACAGCATTGACGGATGGATCAATGCTAATGTATTCAGGATCTACTGAAAAGTGGGTTGCTAAGAATGATTTGGATACAGAAACAGGAACAATCATCCTATCGGGTGGAAATTTTTAATTAAGGAAAACAAATGGCAACTATTATAAAGATAAAAAGAAGCTCCGGTACTGCTGCTCCAACAGGCTTGGGGAATGGCGAGTTAGGACATACTTATGGGACGGGAACTACAGTAAATTGGGGTGATAGATTATTTATTGGTACTGGTACGGAAACTGGAGGGGTAGCTGCAAATATTGAGGTTATTGGTGGTAAATATTTCACAGATATGCTCAATCATACACAGGGCACATTAACCGCTTCATCTGCAATTATTACAGATTCTAACAATAAGATAGATGTATTAAATGTAGATAATTTAAAACTTGATGGTAATACAATAACCTCCGAAAATAGTAATGGAGATATTAATATAACTCCGAATGGTACGGGTTCTGTTGTATTAGATTCGTTGAATTATCCACAGTCGGATGGTACTGCTGGTCAATTCTTAAAAACTGATGGTTCTGGTACATTAACATTTGGTACTGTAACTAGCAACTTTACACTTTCAGCTGATTCTGGTACAGATGATACATTCAATACTGGTGAATCATTGACATTCGCTGGTGGTGAGGGTATTGATACCACGGTAACTAATAATACAATTACTATTTCTGGTGAGGATGCTACTACTTCTAACAAGGGTATTGCATCTTTTAATTCATCTGATTTTTCTGTTACTTCTGGTGCGGTTTCACTTGGAAGTCTTGCTAATAATCAACTTGATAATTCTACAGTATCGTATGGTGGGGTTCAGTTATCATTAGGTGGTACGGATACAACTCCGGCATTTGATTTATCTGACTCAACAGCATATCCTGGCGATTCTAGTTTAATTACAGTCGGAACAGTTACTACAGGTACTTGGAATGCATCTACAATTGCTAATGCATATCTTACTAATTCTACATTATCATATGGTGGAGTTCAGGTATCATTAGGTGGGACTGATGCAACTCCGGCATTTGATTTATCTGACGCAACATCATATCCTGGCGATTCCAGTTTAGTTACAGTTGGAACATTAAATGGATTGACGGTTGCTGCAAGTCAAACAATCTCAATGGGTGCTAATATAGTTACTAATGTTGCGGATCCGAGTTCAGCTCAGGACGCGGCAACAAAAGCATATGTTGATGCAACGGTTAATGGATTGGATGTTAAAGATTCAGTTCGGGTTGGTACAACTGCTAATTTAAGTGCAGCTTATAATAATTCAGCAGGCACTTTAACTGCATCTGCATCTGGAGCAATAACTGTTGATTCTGTTTCACTTGTTGTATCAGATAGAATATTAGTTAAGAATCAAACTACTGCATCGCAAAATGGTATTTATAAAGTAACAACTGTGGGTTCTGGTTCAGCTTCATATGTATTGACTAGAACTATTGATGGGAATACTGGTGCGGAATTGTCTGGTGGTGTGTTTTTCTTTGTTGAAGAAGGTACTTTGAATGGGGATAATGGTTATGTATCAACACATAATGGAACTCCGACACTTGGAACCACATCTATAGTTTTTGCACAATTCTCTGGTGCTGGTCAGATTTCTGCTGGTGCAGCATTAAGTAAAACTGGTAATACAATTGATGTTATAGTTGATGATTCGTCAATTGAATTAGGTGGAGATTACATTAATGTAAAAGCACTAGGTATTACTAATTCGATGTTAGCTAATACAACAATTAATCTAACAACTAAAGTGACTGGTATGTTACCTGTTGCTAACGGTGGTATTGGTGCTTCGTCATTAACTGCAAATAGATTAATCATGGCAAATGGAACTGGTGCTTTAAGCGTTCTTGGTGCTGGGACTTCTGGGCAAGTTATGATGTCAAATGGATCTTCTGCTCCTGTATTTGCTGATATTGATGGTGGGACTTTCTAGTGGATAAAACCATAACTGATGAATATGATATTAATGATCTTATAACGGTTATGCAGAATAAGATAAATGAATTGACTACACAAAATATTTTGTTGGAAACTAGATTAATGAGTAAAAATAATGGCGACAAAAATAAAGATAAAACGGTCAGAGACAGCAAGTAATGTTCCAACTACATCGGATCTTGTAGCAGGTGAAATAGCTATGAATATTACTGATAAAAAAATATACACAAGGCTAGCAAGTGGTGCTATTGTTGAGATTGCTAATGCGGACAATCTAACAGGAGCAACAAGGAATTATGGTTCTGTTGCTAGTTCAATAACAGATACAGAAAACTGGGGAACAGTTACGTCAAATTAATAATAATAAATTATTTGACAATTGAATATAAATTGTTTATAATAGTATAATATATTAGAGTAAATATGACTATGTCAAAAGTTAATTATGATTTATCCTATATAAGAAAATATAGTGAATTAAATATATCCGATGTCTCTTTAGTTGGTGGCAAGAATGCCTCGTTAGGAGAGATGTATTCTGAATTAACTGCGTCCGGTATTAATGTTCCCAACGGATTTGCTATAATAGTGGATGGATATTCTGATTATGTAGAACACAATAAACTATCATATAAAATTGACAAAATATTAGAAAATGTCGATATTGATGATGTAGATTCGTTATCTTCTATAGGTAAAACTATAAGAGCGTGGTTTATTAATGGCGATATGCCATCACAATTAGAATCTGAGATATTAGCATCATATTACGATCTTGGTGGGTCTGTTGCTGTTAGATCGTCAGCGACTACTGAAGATTCACTTTCAAACTCATTTGCCGGACAGCTGGACACATACCTAAATGTATTTGGGGATGTTGATGTAATACATGCTTGTAAATTGGTATTCGCATCATTATTCACAGACAGGATTATATCATATAGAATATCTAATGGGTACTCTCATAAAGATGTAAAAGTATCCATCGGCATCCAAAAAATGGTTCGGTCAGATAGAGGTACAGCTGGTGTTATGTTTACCTTGGATACTGAATCGGGGTTTGAAGATGTGGTATTTATTACTGGTGCTTATGGACTCGGAGAGAATGTAGTATCTGGTAATGTTAATCCAGATGAATTTTATATATTTAAGCCAACGTTGAATAAAGGGTATGATTCCATTATACAGCGTCATCTTGGTACTAAATTAGTTAAAATGATTTATTCGGAATCGAATAGAACAACCAATATTGAAGTTGATAAATCACTTCAACAGGAATTTTGTTTATCGGACGAAGAGGTTATATCATTAGCTAAATTCGCAGTAATCATTGAAACTCATTATTCTAAAAAATATGGGAAAAAGACTCATATGGATATAGAATGGGCTATTGATGGCATAACTAATGAAATATTTATAGTCCAATCTCGTCCTGAAACAGTCCATTCTATGGATTCTGAGTGTGTTCATGAGGTTTTTACATTAGATCGAACTTCTGATATAATAACAATAGGTAAGCCAATTGGTTCTAAAATAGGTTCAGGTAAATCATCTATAATTAATGATATCTCTGATATGAATCAATTCAATGAGGGAGATATATTAGTAACAGATATAACGGATCCTGATTGGGAGCCGATAATGAAGAAATCCTCTGGGATTATTACAAATAGAGGGGGTAGGACATGTCATGCTGCAATTATAGCAAGAGAGTTAGGTATACCGGCAGTTGTTGGATGTGATGACGCAACTTCAGTTATAGAAACTGGTGACGAAATAACAATATCTTGTGCCGAAGGTGAGGTCGGAACCATATATTCAGGATTATTACCTTATACTACTGAAAAAATAGATTTTTCATCATTTAAAAAAACAAAAACTAAATTGATGCTAAATCTTGGTAATCCAGATATGGCATTTAAATTATCAAAATATCCAAATGACGGTATAGGTTTAGCTAGACTCGAATTTATAATTAATTCTCGTATTGGTATACATCCAAATGCGTTGATTAATTATAAATTATTATCAGATGAGATGTATGAATATATAATGGAAAAAACTGTAGGATATAAAACCCCAATAGACTTTTATATTAATAGATTATCAGATGGTATTGCTACCATTGCAGCATCGGTATATCCTAATCCAGTTATATTTAGACTCTCTGATTTTAAATCAAACGAATATTCTCATTTATATGGTGGTAATTTATATGAACCAATAGAAGAAAATCCTATGATAGGATTTAGAGGTGCATATAGATATACTTCTGATGACTTTAAACCTGCATTTGAGTTAGAATGTATCGCGATATTAAAAGTTATTAACGAATATGGATTGTCTAATATACAGGTTATGGTGCCATTTATTAGAACTGTATCTGAAGCAAAAAATATAGTACAATTATTAGAAACTAATGGTATCAAAAGTGGTGAAAATGGTATTAGAATTATATTTATGTGTGAAATACCAGCAAATGCATTATTAGCAGATGAATTCTTAGAATATTGTGATGGTTTCTCTATAGGATCTAATGATTTAACTCAATTAACACTTGGGGTAGATAGAGATTCTTCTAATATTAAAGGATGTGATGAAAGAAACGCTGCGGTGTTTAAATTAATGGAAATGGCAATAATATCGTGTAAAAAACATGGTAAATATATTGGAATCTGTGGGCAAGCACCATCAGATTTCCCAGAAATAACATCATGGTTAGTCGATCAGGGGATTGATTCGTTATCACTTAACTATGATTCTATTTTAAAAATGAATAAAGTTGTTAGGTCAGCAGAATCTAAAAGTATACGATCCTGCCCTGTTCATGAAAGGGTTGCTTTATTAGACTAAAAATTGGAATGATAGTATGATATATATTTGATGTATGTTGGACGCGGGTGCGATTCCCGCCTCTTCCACCAATCTATGGGGGAGAAATAGACTCGACAATGTATTGTATGATATATGGACTATCCATCAAGAAAGATGTAAAAATCAAAAAATAAACGCAGAATATAATTTTGCACTTGCAGCTTAGATATTAAGTAGACGGAGTTTGGTTGGTTGTACTTGTCAACAGAAACAGCCATCACAATTTATTATATATAATTATAAATGAGGAAATTATGAAAATATTATTAACATTAATTATTATGACATTAGTTATAAGTGGTTGTTCAACAATGGATACTGCTAAATTTGCTGTATCCCATGCAGTTGAAAGATATTGTTCTTTGCCAGAAATGTCTAGGGCTGTTGCTAGACAAGGGTTTGATTCGGTCATTACTCCAAATAGCATTAAAGTAACCTGTATAGAACATTTTTATATATCTTCGGAGTGATGTTATGTTAGAAAGAGAATTTAGTTTTAAAAATTCTACATTTTTCTCAAGTCTTGCTATGAATGCATATCTTGATGTTGTAGAATTTTCTGAAATATATTCAGATAATTATGATATTAAATTTTTTAATATTGGGTCTACACAATGTTATGCTATTTGGGACGATAAAGACTTAATTTATTCGTTTAGAGGAACAGAACCTACAAAGTTTGACGACATTGAGGCAGATATTAAATTTTTAAAAACGGAATCAGATTCTAAAGGTAAAGTTCATAGAGGGTTTAAACAAGCTTTAGACTTGATATGGGATGATTTGTTAAATCATCATAATCATAATATTACAGTTAGGCATATATTAGCTAAGAACTCTGAAAGAAACGTTTACTTTACAGGCCATTCGCTTGGTGCAGCACTTGCGACATTAGCAGCTGCTAGACTCGGTGATTCGGTGCATGGTGATATTATAGGATATACATTTGGATCGCCTAGAGTCGGTAATTCAGATTTTAAGAAAGCATTTAAACCCAAATTTTATCGCTTTAGAAATAATAATGATATCGTTACACGACATCCTATGGAATTCGTAGGCTTCACTCACGTTGGACATTTTAATTATTTTGATGCATCAGGAAAACATAGTCATAAATTTTCTAGAATGTTTATGTTTAAACAATTTATCATTGGTATGCTTGGTGGTTTAACAAGATTTGAAATTGATTCTTTTCATGATCATTCAATTGTTAAATATTGTGATCTTTGTAAAAGGAGAAATATTTAGATGTAGTATGATATATAATATAATATAAACATCAGGAGTGATATGAAGAATTCTAGAATAATTTCTACACGATCAAATAAATCACTATCATTGAAAGTTGCTGATAATCTTGATATGTCATTAACCGAGATTGAAGTTAGAGATTTTCCAGACGGAGAAATATATGTGGAAATTAAAGAAAATATTAGAAGAGATGAGATTTTTATAATAGCAGGATTCACAACAAAGTCTAATAAGAATAATGATATAATGGAACTAATGTTACTCATTGATGCGGTTAGAAGATCTAGCCCTTCACGCATTAACGTATTATTTCCATATTATCCTTATGCTAGACAGGACAGAAGAACGAATAGGAGTCCTATTTCTGGAAAAGTATTTGCAAATATGTTATGCCATTCGGGTATAAATTCTGTAATATGTATGGATCTTCACTCTATGCAAACTCAAGGATTTTTCAATAACAACGTAATATGTGAGCATATGTCTGCACTGAAGACTATATATTCTAAAGTTAAGACAACCAACTGGGATATTGTTGTATCGTCTGATATCGGTGGAACTGGTAGAGCTAGATATTTTGCTAATCTGTTAAATTTGCCTATAGCTATTATTGATAAACGTAGGCCTGAGCCTGGGGTATCAAAAGTGATGAATGTTATTGGAGATGTTAAAAATAAAAAATGTGTTATTGTAGATGATATGGTAGATGGTGCAGGAACATTAATAGGTGCATCAGAAGCACTATTTGAGAATGGAGCAAAGTGTGTTGATGGTATATGTGTTCATGGGGTATTTTCTGGTTCTGCTGTTGGACGTATAGAAAATAGTCGAATTGGAATAATGTATATATCAGATTCTATAGAACAAACTGAAAGAGTTTTATCCTCTAAAAAAATAAATGTTGTGCCTATTGAAAAATTATTGTGTGAAACTATAAGGAGATTTCGTAATGGTGAGTCGTTAAAGGCGTTAGTGTCGTGAGTATGTCAAAACAAACAATTATGGTGATTTAAAGATGAAAGATAAGATTAATAAAGATGCTATTGCAAATATTTACAGAAAAACTTCTATAGATAATGCTGTTCCATCACTCCAACAAATGAAAATAGATAGGACATTAGATTCTGAATATAAAAAAAAGTATAATAAAACCAAAATTGAATACAGTTTTAATGAAAAGAATGTGTTGAAGGAACTTAATGATTATATAGATGAAACATATTCCAGTCATTATACAAATGATAATAATGATATTCAAAGCTTAGATGTTTGGAAAGCGAGAGGTACAATGACTGATTCGTGCATTGATACAGCTATTAAATATCTAATACGATATGGTAAAAAGGATGGCTATAACAGAAAAGATTTACTTAAATCGGCACATTATATAATCCTGTCATTGGGAAATAAAGATAATTGATAATATGAATATTGATAAGTATTATGAGTATATGAAGTCTGATAAGTATAATTTAGAAAAAGAAATAGGATACTATTTGATGTATTCATATATGTTTACTCATCATCCAAAACGTAATAATATATATTCAGAGACAAAACATTATGAAGTGATGAAGAATTTATATGATAATTTTGACAATTTGCCAAATCATATTGATAAGTGTTTACTTAAACGTGATTTTTTAAAGGAAGGGAAGGTATTAGAGTATAATGAACATGTATATTCAAATATTGTAAAGACATTTGCATTATATTTTTCTGAGAATCCAATTAAATTGGATGAAAAAAGTTGATAGGACTGACAAAAAATATTTTAAAATAACCATTGACAATATATATATTATGTGGTATAATGGTTTTATTGGTAATAGATTTGGAGATATTTATGGAAATTTTAAAATGGATTGTAACTATTTTTTTATTGCCGGTGTTCATATTGATAGCAATTTCAATACTTTTTTTAAATATTTACGCTGATATAAAAGATCGTTTTATTGATAAAAAGCCTTGACATTACATTGAAATAATGGTATAATTAGTTATAAATTGAGAAAAGAGGTTATATATTATGAATAAAGCACTACTCTCTAAGTTAATGGCGCGAGAGGATCTAGAGGTGATTGAGGGAAACTTTAAAACTGCTTCTTTCGATCCTAAAAATCGTGTTGTTAGACTTCCAATATTAAAAGAAGAATTTGATGATGCAGCTACTCTGTTCATTGGTCATGAAATTGGCCATGCTCTTTATACGCCAGATTTCTTCTCCCATAAGGATAAAGCAGAAGATATAGCGGATATCCCTTTTGACATTATCAATATTGTTGAAGATGTTCGTATTGAACGTAAGGTTCGTGAGTTTTATCCAGGCCTTGTCAATGACTTCCTAAAAGGTTATAAAAGATTGATGGAGGATGATTTCTTTTCTGTTAAAGATGAAGACCTTAATACCTTAAAATACTTAGATAGATTAAACCTTAAATCTAAATTAAATTCATTAGTTGATATTGATTTCTCATTAGCTGAAACATTAATGACCGAAAAGGTTAATTCAGCACAAACCTTTGAGGATACTATTAAAGTTTCTAGGGAATTAATGGAGTTCATTAAGGAACAGCAAGAAGAACAAAATCAACAAGTAGAGGAATTTTCCTCTGGTGATGATAAACAAGATCCAGAAGAACAAGTACAAGAACAAGTACAACAATCAAATGACACTCAAACATCTGTATCAACTGAAGAAAATCATACAGATGATGTGGTTGAAACTAACCAACCTAATGGCAAACCTGAAGATGAAGATGAACCTAAAGATGAAATTGATTATTCTTCTGATACAGATCGTTCAATGCGTAAAAATGAATCTAAAATGATTCATAATGATTTAACTACCACATATATTAGAGTAACTAAAGAGCAGTTATATAAATATTTTCTTTTCACAGAAGAGGATATGTTATCCTCTGCAAATTTTGCAGAAGAAAAGTATTCATTTTATAAAGATTATAGTAAAGAAAAGGAAAGATTTTCTGTTGAATACTCTACTTTTATTAAAGAGGTTAAACCTGCTGTAAATTCTATGGTTCAGCAGTTTGAACTTCGTAAGTCAGCAATTGAATCTAAGAAAATCCAAGAGTCTACTTCAGGTTCAATTGATGTTAATAAGTTATGGCAGTATAAATTAGATGATCGTATCTTTAAAACTGTTATAAATATTCCTGATGCTAAGAATCATGGTTTATTAATGTATATTGATTATTCATCTTCAATGACTAGTAGAATTCATGAAACATTGAAACAATCAATAATCCTTTCTATGTTTGCTAAACGTGTTGGTATTCCTTTTGAGTTATACGGATTTACTACTAACAATATTAAGTTTCATGATATTTATAATTCTGAAAATTGTAAGGATATGGAAGCTTGTATATCAGAATCTAACCATTATGATTATAAGAGTTGGGCAGTTAAACTTGTTAAGATTGCTGATTCTAAATGGTCTAAATCTAAAATGCATGAAATGTTTGAAAGAGCTATGTTTTCTTCTTGGAACTATACTAATCGGTATACTGGTTCGTTTACAGAACCAGCATTTAAATTAGGTGGCACTCCATTGAATGAAACAATATCCTTAGCTCACATAATGGCTCAGGATTTTGTTAAAAGAAATAACATAGAGAAAATGAATATTGTGTTCTTAACTGATGGTGATGCTCAAGATATGAGATTATCAGATGATCTTAACGAGTGGTCGGAATCAATTATCTGGGATATTGAAGGTGTCGGTAAAATTGAGTTAACCGAAAAGTATAGCAGCTATGTGTATTCTGAACAAAGAAGAACCCAAGCTAAGAAAAAATTGCTTAAAGAATTAGGAAAGAAATATAATGTAATTGGTTTCTTCTTAACAGATCGTAGAAATCAAGTTGATGCTAATGGTTATCATGTGTATAAAAAGTATGGCGGTTATGATTCATTCATTACGGTTCATGATAAAAGACTTCGGGCAGTAGATGATGAATTTGTTACAACTGCTGATGATAATGTTCCTCAAACGAATAGGAAAAGAATGAATGTAATTAAACGTGATTTCAAAAAATTTCAAAAAAACAAAAAAATGAATAAATTAATTGCTCAAGAATTTGCAAGGTTGGTATCATAATAATGGAAATACAAATATTAAAATCTAAAATACATGGAGCAATAGTTACGGAATGTAATACCGAATATGAAGGTAGTTGTTCTATTAGTGAAAATATATTAGAGAATGCTAACATATTACCATATCAACAAATTGAAATATATAATATTACTAATGGTAATAGATTCACGACATATGCAATTCCAGATAAAAGACCTTTTTATATTTCAGTAAATGGTGCTGCTGCAAAATTGTGTAATGTTGAGGATGAAGTTATAATAATTGCATATGGTACTGTTACTTGGGAATACCATTTACAATTAACTGAGGTTGGATATAGTCCTATTGTAGTTAGATTTGTTAAAGGTGTGTTGCCTGTCAATCAAATGCTTGTGAACGGTAGTGTGGATGAAAAATTTAAAGATTCATTGTTAGGTGCTGGGAAACTTCCACTAAGACCGACTTTTCCATATAAGGAAAATGTCACTGAGGAACAAGCTCTATATTTTATAGAATCATTAAAATGTCACACTAACGTGACTGAAATGGTAGACGCTCATGGTGTTGCGGGATGGACTCCGCCAACCAAGTGTAAACATTGTGGAAATGATGTTTGATAGTTATTATATAAATAATAATAAATTAACTATATGAGAAAATATAATGGTTGCAAAAAATGATATTACTGGTGATAAATTAAAGTCTAAAATATCAACTACACAATACCGCGACAATTG